TCCCAGAGTTTATTAAACACACCCCTGTCCCAGATCGTCCTGCTAAAATAGGGGCCTTGCGACAAGCTGGGCGTCGTTATTATCAGACTGACTTTACTGCTTTTGAAAGTCACTTTATTTCGCCGTTGATGGAGATCTGTGAGTGTGAATTATACCGCCATTGTTTGTCTGATGACGTCCATGCTGAATTCCTCTGCCAGTCATTGATGGGTCAGAATAGAATGCGTACGCGACACGGTGTTTCAGCTAGTGTCACGGCACGCCGGATGTCTGGTGACATGTGTACCTCTTTAGGTAACGGATTTACCAATTTAATGTTGGCTAAATTTTTATGTCATGAAAAAGGCGGCACACTTTTGGGATTTGTTGAGGGGGATGATGGTCTGTTTGCTACTGATGTGGAACTAACAGCTGAGGATTATGCCCAGCTTGGTTTTACTATTAAGATAGAAGAAGTTTTGGACCCATGTGCTGCGTCGTTTTGCGGTATGGTTTTCTCTGATTCGGGGGAGATCATCCGTGAACCGCGGAGATTTTTAATGGGGTTCGGTTGGACACACTCATTTATTAATGCGGGATCGCGTATTATGGATGAGTTGTTACGTGCAAAGGCATTATCGACAGCATACGAGACACCGCAATGTCCTATTGTGGGTGCGTTTGCTCGTTATGCGTTGAGGAAGACGCGTCATGTGCACCCACGTTTTGTTGCCGATGGGTATCATGATTTGCCTGACACATTAACTGTGCCTGCCTTTGCTCCGAGTCCTGACACACGCTTGCTCTTTGAACGGGAGTACGGTGTCAGTGTTGCCACACAGATAGCTATTGAAGCTGCTGTGATGAAGGGTGATTTTGCCTTAGTTAGCAGCCTGTTGCCACCGACAAGTGAGCAAGTTAACTATTCAGATGTTTACGTAGTTGTTACGTGAATCACCATGGCTCTATAGCCACCCGTCTCGCGTACGGTTAACAACGTGTCTCTCTATCTAGTGGTAGATGGTTGTCCAGGGGTAG